TTTGTAGAGACGCTACAGGGATGTGCTACAACACAAGGAGTTTTAGATGGCACTCACCACTTTTGACGGCCCTATCCGCTCGGGTAGTGTCAAGTACGGCGCGGTAACCGCCGTTAACGCTGGTTTGGTTGTTCTTTCTCAAACCGCCAGCATCGCTTTTGGCGCAATCAAAACTTCTCCGACTGCTCAGGCGCTGTTCACGTTGCCCGCCGGTTCCAAGATTGTGCGATTCAACGTCGAAGTGACAACTGCGTTGACCACGGCAACCAACTGCGGCGTTGTTATTGGCACCTCTGGCACATCAAACCTGTATCTGACTACCTTCAATACAGGTGCAACTGCGGTGAAGGTTTCCACGGCCACTGTGGATGCGCAGTTGCAGGTTGCACAGACTAATAACATTGGCACGGCAGATGTGACTTTGTACGGCACTTTCACTGCCGCAACCGCCGATGCAACTGCTGGCGCGATTGTTGTGACGGTTGAGTACATCCAGCGTCTGTCAGACGGCACCTCTGTGCCGGGTGGCGCTACCGCTGCACAGCTTCCCTAATTGACCTAACCGGGGCTTCGGCCCCGGTCTATTGAAAGGGATTTGCCATGATGCAAGGAGACGTACTATCCGGGCACCTGAACAGTAGCGGCTTCGCCATGCTTGGCCGAACCCGTCTGAAGGGCGTTTACATCACCGCCTCCTCGACGGCTGGCACGGTCAACCTTTGGGATACCGCCGCAGCGCCTGTCACCACCGGCACCTACGGGCGTTCTGGAACAACTGTTACCGTGTCAAGCACCGGTCATGGCCTTGTTACGGGCCAGAAGATCGGCATCACCTTTGCGACTGCTACCGGTGTTTCGGCTACCAACGGCAACTATACCGTCGCCGTCAGTGACGCTAACACGTTCACGGTCACGGACATCAACAGCGGCACGATTGCGACCTCGACTGGTTGCACTTACGTTACCTCGGGGCGTTGGCTCACGTCTCTCGACACAGCCGCCCTTACGACCTCTGGTGTTCCGCAAAACGGCGTTGTATTCATTCCCGGCGAAGGCATGCTTGTCGCTGTCGGAATCTACGCTCAGTTGTCCAATCAAGCAGGCATTACAGTTTTTTACGGGTGATCGATGCAAAATCAAAAGGGATACGACCTTGCTGGCAAGAAGCTGATGATTGGCTTGCCTGCCTATGACCACAAGGTTGGTGTAAAGCTTGCCATTTCTCTCATGCGCCTTGCACAGGATGTGATTCCTCACGGAATCAACATTCAGGCAAGCAGCATTTGCGGATGCTCTGTTGTTTCCAGAGCAAGAAACCTTATCGCTCACGCTTTCATGCAGTCTGATTGCGATCACCTTCTCTTCATCGATTCCGACATGACCTTTGATGCGGAATCAGTTATTCGCCTGCTCGCTTGGAATCAGGAGCATGCCATCGTTGCTGGCGCATACGAAGCTCGCAAGGAGGGGAAGATTTACATTCTTACCCTTGACGCTGATGAGCGCGGAGACGCAATCATCAACGAAATGGGGCTGGTAAAGGCAAGGCGTGTTGCAACCGGCTTCATGATGATTCATCGCAGAGTTTTTGAGACTCTCAAGGCAAAACATCCAGAGTGGGAGCATAAAGACAATCTCTCTGACGAACGTCTTTTTGCCTACTTTGATTTTCTCCTGACTGACGCAGGTTATGTTGGTGAAGATTTCTTGTTCTGCCAACGTGCAATCGACGCCGGAATGGATGACATCTGGATCGACCCAACCATCAAGCTTGGTCACATGGGCGTCCATGAGTTTCAAAGTGACTTCGGCAAAGACAAACTTTATCCCGCCATTGAGGCCGCTCATGGCCTTATCAAAAAGGCTGCATGATGCCCGGAATGAAGAAGACTATGGACGAGTGGAAGGCCGGGACTCTCAAGTCCTCGTCTGGCGCTCCCGTTAAGAACCAGAAGCAAGCCATTGCTATCGGCTTATCGGAGCAACGCAAAATGAAGAAATTTGCTGAGGGTGGCTCAACCAAGCCAGTCTACAACCCGAAGGGCAAAACCTTCGATGAGCAGTTTCCTTTGCCGAAGCCGTCTCCTGCCGAGCAAACCGTGCGTGATCGCATTAGGGCTGCTGGCGCAAAGAAGGGCGGCGCTATCAAGAAGTACGCAAAAGGCGGCGGCATTGAACAGCGTGGCAAAACTCGCGGAAAGCTTGTTTAAATGGCAAAAGCATTCACCATCCCCAAAGAACCGGCCTTCTCCACAAAGGTGGGGCCAAGGGCTGGATATGGCAGTGACGCCATGACCAGAAAAATCTTTGGGCCGCAAACGCCAAGAAAGTTTGCGGGTGGTGGGTACCTTACCAACCCTGACTTTCAACGCTCCATAGGCGCTGAGAGAAGCATGGGTACGCAGATGGAATCTGCGGCAAGGAAAGCAAAGGCTGTCATGTCTCCCAAAAAGAAGATTGGGATTGCGACTCAAAACGTAAACCACGGAAACATTGACCTACCCGTGGCTGGTTTAGACAAATTTGCTGGTCACAAAAAAGGTGGGATCATGGAATCCAAGAAAATGGTTAAGAAGGAAGTGGCCTTCATGCAAAAGAAGGGCGCTCCCAAGTCGATGATCCGGCACGAGAAGGCTGAGGCCGGTTACGCCAGAGGTGGCCGCATCAGAAAGTTCAGTGAGGGCGGCGATCCCTTTGCTGCCGACTGGGGCACCTCCAAGGGGGTTGACGAGGTTTCTACGCCTATTGAGGGAGGCAACCCATCCCGCTTTGACAAGGGAACCTACGAGCGTGCATCCAAGTGGATGGAAAGCCAAAAAGGCGAGACCTCATCCAAGCCTGCCAAGAAGGCCCCCAAGCCTGCGGCAAAGAGCAGCGAGAAGGCTCCGCCGGTTCAGGGGTTTGGCGATGATGCCCCCCGCCCTCGCGCAGAGACCGGACGCCTGACCAAGGCAATTGGTGATCAGGCCTCCAAATATTTCAGAGTTGCACCAGCGGACGAGTTGTCTTCAAAGATGAAGGCGGCTTATCGTGAGGCGGCTGTGCCGACTCGCGGGTATGCCAAAGGTGGCGGCATTCGCTCCGAGAAAGCCATCCAAGACGATCAGGACAACATTGGCGCTATGAACGGATTCAGAAAAGGCGGCGGCATTCGCGGCAATACCGGATATCAAGGGCGTGGCATCATGGAAAACCGGAATACAAGCGGCAACGACCGTGCTGGCGAAAATCCCAAGGTGCAAAAACGTGGATTGACGGAAGGCCGCGTCATCAAGATGGCCTCCGGCGGCGCTGTCAAGTTTGCCCGTGGCGGCGGCATCGAACAGCGCGGAAAGACTCGCGGCAAGATGTGCTAAATCATGGCAGACGACATCGACACGGCGCGGGAACTTGCCACGCACGCCGCTGAAATTAAACACTTGCAAGACGACATGAAACGTCTTATCGATGACATGGAAGATATCAAGAAGTGCATCCATGAAATCCAAAGCACCCTGTCCGAGGCCAAGGGCGGGTGGCGCATGTTGATGCTGATCGGCGGGGCAAGCGGCGCATTGGGCGCTGCCATAGGCCAAGCACTTCACTGGGTGACCGGAAGATGATGGCATCTCGCGGTATGGGTGCAATTGCGTCTTCCAAGCAGCCTCGCACCATCATCAAGAGGGATGGCAACGAGCCTGTGAAGCTATTCAAGGAGGGCGGCTCACCGGCTTGGACGCGCAAGGAAGGAAAGAACCCCAACGGCGGTTTAAATGCCAAAGGCAGGGCCTCCTACAACGCCGCAAACCCCGGAAAGCCCGGTCTGAAGCGCCCCCAGCCGGAAGGCGGCTCTCGCCGCGACTCATTTTGTGCCCGGATGTCAGGTATGAAAAAGAAGCTCACATCTGCCAAAACGGCCAGCGATCCGAACAGCCGGATCAACAAAAGTTTGAGGGCGTGGAAGTGTTGACGTACAGGAGCGAAGGCGAGTTAATCCAATACGGGTTAAACGTCTACCCCAAAAGCGATGCGGGTAGTGCGGGGTTTTTATTCAGGTTGGGCACTTGGGTTTTTAGGGTCAGGTATTCCAAGATCGTAAAGAAATGGTTTGTTAACCTCTTCAGAATCCGGCCAACATAATGGTCGCCAAGACTACCGACACCGCAACATTCAACCTTGACCTCTCCGAGTTGGTCGAGGAGGCGTTTGAACGCGCCGGGTCAGAGCTTCGCTCCGGTTATGACATGCGCAGTGCGCGTCGAAGCCTGAACCTGTTGACGATTGAGTGGGCGAACCGTGGCATCAACATGTGGACGATTGAGCAGGGAACCATTTCTCTGGTTTCAGGCACCGCCACATATGACCTTCCAGTTGACACTATCGATCTCCTTGAGCATTCGATCAGGACTGGCACCAGCACGAATCAGGTCGATGTAAACATCTCCCGCATTTCGGTCAGCACATATGCGACGATTCCGAACAAGAACGCCACAGGCAGGCCTATCCAGATTTGGGTGAAGCGGCGCTCTGGGGCGACGGACTCCTCCAATACAACCGTTCCTCCGCAGGTTACGGTATGGCCGGTACCAGACCCAAGCAACAGCTATACGCTTGTCTACTGGCGTCTCCGCCGGATTCAGGATGCTGGCAACGGTGTAAACGGTCAGGACATTCCATTCCGATTCCTTCCCGCAATGGTCTCTGGTCTTGCCTACTACATTGCCATGAAGATTCCCGGTCAGGAACAGAGGGCGATTGCCTTGAAGGCGGTATATGAAGAGCAGTTCCAGCTTGCGGCAGATGAAGACCGCGAGAAGGCTCCGGTGAGATTTGTGCCACGCATGTCCTTTCTAAGGTGATGAATGGCCACTCAATTTTCCTCTGGAAAATTCGCGATTGCGGAATGCGACGTATGCGGATTCAGGTATAAACTCAAGGAATTGAAGAAGGTGGTGATCAAGACAAAGGTCACCGGAATCAAGGCCTGCCCGACATGCTGGGACATCGATCACCCCCAACTTCAGTTGGGGATGTACCCGGTAAATGACCCGCAGGCTATCAGGGAACCAAGGCGCGAC